GTTTAGTTATAGTACTCTTGTACCTCTCTTGGCGTAGCCAATCTAAACCCGTCCTCCTTATCAAAAATTTCTTGAGCCGCATCGGGCTTCATTGCTACAAATGGGTGCGCTTGAGTAAAAGTAAATCCTAGTGCATCGTATCTGTAGTTTGCTCTATCCATCTTAACTAAAACCATATCCTCATCAAGCTTTTGATTAGGGTCAAGTCTCGGTAGAACTTCATCTGAATCTTCTTTTGCGTTTTCTATGTTCTTAAGTGTACTTTGATAAACAGACCATGTAACTCCCTCTTCTGAGAGTGCTGCAATAATTTCTGCCTTATTCTTTAGTCCATTAGCGTCAACAGCAAAGTCTGCTGCTAAACTTTTTAAATCTTTGACTTTAAGTGTGTCAAATGACATATATACTCCTTTGGTATGTATCTAAATTATAGCACTACTAAATTAAAATGAAAAGCCCCTAAAATTAATTAGGGGCCTTTCCAGCAAGTTGAAGCCTATATATTAGGCAGCAACCTTAACGTCTTTAACTACAACCCATGCATCTGCCTGCTCAATCTGGGTACCAATACGAGTATACATTGTATATTCGATTGAGTCCTTCTTTGGCCAGAAGAAGCGATAAACGGTTACATCGCGCTTAACACCAATAACAACGTTATTTGGGAATGTCAAGTGGATATCTCCGTGCTCTCCTGATGGGCTTGCGTATGAGCCAGTCTGTGTTTCCTTAAGTAGCGGAACTTCAACAATTGGAATACCAAATGCGAATGGTGCTACGAAACCTGCTGGGCCACCTAGTCCTGATTCGTTTCCACGAATAATGCTTGAAGCAATATCCTGTGGGTTTGCAGAACCATAGTTACCTAGCTGTGAAGTTGAGTACAAATAATCTTGAATTAGGTTTGAACCAGAAAGGAAGCGAAGGTCTGGACGACGTTGCTTGTACTTTCTTGGCATTGCCTTAAGAGCCTTGTTGAAGATGTCACGAGACACTGCTGCGCCCGCTCCAGCTACTACATGGCCATTTGCCTTTGCAATCTTAACAACACCGTCGAATGACTTATAAAGTGCATCTCCACTTAGAGCTGTGTTACCGTTAAGGACTACGTCCTCAAGGTCGTTACCAGCTTGTGTTGCCATAAGACGTGCAATATGATCTTCTAGATCTGCACCTTCAATATTGTCTTCTAGAGACTCAGTTGAAAGTTCCCAATCTAGACGAAGCTTTTTAGTTGTGAGAGAAATCTTTGAGAACTGTACGGCAGAATTTGCCCCAGTGTTCTCGGCTTCAGCGGCAAGCTTCATAAGCTTTTCGCCAACTCCGATACGATCAATCTCTGTGGTATCTGACTTCATACGTACTGTACGAGCCACTTTACCGATTACTGTTGCATCGAACATGTAATCTAAGAATCTTGCGGATTGCTCAGGATTGAGCAAGCCTCCCTTACCCTCGGAACCTACGTGAATTCCGTCAGTAGGGTTTGCTGAACCAGCCATACCACCTGTTAGAGTTGTACCTGCTTCTGCTGCTTTTGCTAATAGTTCATTACTCATTAGTTTTTCACCATACCCTTATTTTGTTAATTCGCTAACGGAACCGAGGAAAGTGCCGTTCCATTTTGATTTTGATTTCTGTATTACAACCTGTGACCCGCCAAGGTCAGAGGACTTCTTGATTGCAGTGTCTGATTCAACTGCGTCGACTCTCTTTTCAACAGTATCCATAATTGATTTAATGGAGCTAACTGCGTTTGAAAGTTCGGTGTGCTTTTCTGCTAATTCTGAAATTCTCAAATCGACATTCTTACTAAAAGTTTCGACTGTCTCCTTGATTGTTGATACCTGAGCAGCGTTTGCCTCAGAGGCTTTTTCCAAAGTTTCTGAGAAGAAACCCTTAAGGTCGCCTAGCATTTTAACAAAATCAGGGTTTGAATCCTGGTCTGTTAGTTCTGCTGATTTTTCCAGAACTTCGGCAGAAGTTACTTCAGCTAAAACCTCAGTAGGTTGTTCTACTGTTTCAGCAACTACTTCAATATTTTCTGCAACTGGTGTTGCTTCTTCTACTGCTGGAGCTGCTTCGATTGTTGTGTTAAGCTTTTCCACTTCATTTCCTCCTTCTGCAATTGCCTTAGCTGGATTTTTATTATCCTGTGGCAATGTTTGCAATCTTGATCTACGTGAATCAAGAATCTTATCTATTTCTTTTGACTTGTTGGAATCATTTGACTCCACCCATCCGATTAATTCTGTTTTCTTTCCAGTAACTGGAGATATGTATTCAGACTCTGTTGACATAAAAACAGAATCACTTTCTGCACAATAAAAAATGTTTTCCATTTTAACGTCTGCAGCTATTCCTTTAAATATTAATTGACCATTAACTTTTTCAATAGAGACAATGTTGCAAAGCTCATTTGCTGGAGAGTCTACAATTGAAAGTTCTACAAGTGAGTAATCTTTAATAAATCTTATTGATTTACCTGTTGACTTATTTACTTCATCATCAGATTCAATAATCTTTCCGCCGATTGAAAATCCAGTTAGGGTTCCGTCTAAAACTTTTTCCCAGGTATCTTGTGCACCTTTAGAAATATAAGCGTCTACATAAACACCGTTATAAAATTCTTTTGTGGATGGGTCATAAAATGTTTCTGGTCTAAAAGATGCAACTTTGCCAACGGCTAGCGGCTGATGCATTTCTCTGAGGTTTCCCCTAAAGCTTTCAAAAGCTTTTACGCTTGCTTCTTGGGTAACAACATCACCAGTCTGATCGATATTATCGAGGGTAGCAAAACCCGAGACTGTTCTTTTTTCTCTATTGACCTTTGTGAATGGAATTGATAAATTGATAACATTTCCATTAGAAGACCAATGCGATTTTTCTATTGTCATATGTGTATATTATAGACTTGTATATATCTTAAGGCAAATAAGCAGTTGAGCAGAACTAGTTGACTTGTCTTCCGTCGCCCTTTGCATTTCGGCCTTCGCCCGATTTATCTGGTGATTTAGAAGATCTTGCCTGATCTCTTTCACGGCTTTGATTTGCCTGAGCTTTAATTTCAGCAGCTTGGGCAGCAAGGTCGACAGGTACATCTCCACCTTCTCTGGGAACCATGCCCATTCTAATTCTAATTTCATTAGGAGTTAGGACCTGGAATCTTAAATATCTTTCATCTATTTGAGACTGAGTATTGGCATCAGTTAAACTTAATTCATTAAATCTAAGAATTAATGAATCTGTCATTTCTCCAATTATTTTATTTAATTTCTTCTCTAAATTTTCTTGGGCTGGTCGGCAAACTTGCTCTTTAAATGTCTTATCTGCATCTCTTGCTGCCGCTAAATTTATGCCAGCAGGGGTTCCAATTTTATTAACAGGTACTCTATGAGCCATTAATATTTCATCTCTATTTGAATTTCTATATTTTTCAAATGAGCCTTCTTGTGCGCCTGCTTCAATCGGTTCCATTTTAAATTCAGTTTTAGAATCTGATGAGTCTGGTGGTAATGGGATATATAAGGATCTATGGTTCTTCCCCTTTAATCCCACCTGGAAAAACTCAAGCAATTTGCGTTCAGATTCTGCCGATAGCTTTGCACCCTTAACGGTAATAATATATCTTGGAACCGCCTTGTTTTCAAAATAATCAAGGTTATATTTGCCAGCAAATTCATTTCCTGCCATGGCATTTTGAGCTGCAATAATATCTGGAATTCCATAATAATTATTTTTTGGAGTATATTTCTTTATATGAATAATCTCATTTGGTCTATCTGTAATACCAGCAATTGGGTTTTCGGTTTTTTGATCCCCGAAATTTCTAAAGAATACAACCTTGCCATATAGCAATTGTACAAAACCGTCTCTGAAGCGTCTTACACGCATTGTTTTTGATGGTATGTGCCCGATGTACCCAATCTTCCCAGTCGTCGTTCTACCGACCTCCAGATAGCCATTACCAGTAGATTCTAGGTCAGTGTAGAACTTAACAAGCGTTTCTTTAAAAGTCTCATCCTCATTGCAGTCTTCTAACCAATCGTGCAAGTCTTGCTTAATTCTACTTAATTTCTTTCGAGCACGGGCTAATTGTTTTTCATCTGTTATGTCTTCAAAAGCATCAGTTGTTTTTCTAGACTCAATAAAATCAAAGCCCAAGCCAACTATATTTGCAACCTTTGCATTTATTGCAGCATAATTGTAGGGAGATACTTCATAAATTGTTGAAAGATAATCTAAATTATATTCTGGGTGAACAACGTCAAACTGAAGGTATCCGCTTACCGCTTGCTGATATTGTAGCTGCTGGCTAGAGGTGGAGTCTTTTCCAGTAAAGGATTTTTGTAAATCTCTAGAAACTTTTCTTCTAAAAGAAGGTCCAAGTCCTGCAACCTTTAGAATCTCTTCTCCTTCAATAGAAAAAGGATCCTCATCTGTTTGAACTATTGGATTATTAAACTTCATCCAATCTTCAGAGTTTGATATCTCAATATTATTATTTACCGTTTCTTCGCTGGATTCAATCATTTTTTTGGCCCCCTAAGTTTAGCCATTTCATCTTTATGAACTCCAATATCTAATGGATCTGGAGTCAATCCCCACCTTAATCTTTGTTTTTGGTACTCAAATTCTTCGTCATCAATTTGCCTGCTTCCTTCAATAAACTTTGGCTGGCCTTCGTTAATTCCATGATGTCTTACAGCATTGGCAAGGGCCGCTATTCTTTCCCTATTCCCAAGCATTGATGCTATAGACAGAAAGTTGTTATCTTCGTCTCCGATCCATCTTCCATCTGGCATCTCCCAGACATAGACCCCAAGCCTGGTTTCACCAGACTTCATTTTTGCGCTAGTTCTTTTTATGTCCATAATGCTTTATTCTATCACCTTTACGGTCACAAGTCCAGATTTTTGTCACTCGGTCTGACAAAATTATAGTATTTGGAACACGACCCTGTCTCTTGAGTATGTTCTTACTGACTCTTCTGTCAGCTCCATGGCCGATCCCTGGGCAACAGAAGCCGTCTTCCCGATATATAAATCATAATGCTCTTGATGACTAATAGAATCATTTGCATATAGCGCTATATTTTGATATAAATTATCGTCTAAGACGCTTGATCTGACTCCCACCAGCTGCTTCCCATTAAACCATATTTGACCAACAATTATAGTGGTTGTCTTTATTAATATATAGTTAGGCTCATCTATATACAAATACGAAGATATGTTTGTTGCTGAAGAGATATCCTGGCCATTTATATAAATATTACTAATGTTAGATTTTGATATCACTCCGCCTGCCGCCCAAGAAAGAGAAGTCTCTGTGGATCCAGTTTTATTAAATATTAAATGACCGCTAGACAATGATTTTGGAGTAAATATCATTTCAATATTCCTAACATTATTTATTGACTCTATAAAAAATGCTGAGGTTTTTGGTCTTATTCCATTATAATAATTTCTAGTTCTAATTGGATAGCTATTATTGGATACATCAAAATCCCAATTTGATCCAGATGTAGGTTGTGATATCGACAATGTACTTCCGCCATTATGTGAAAACATTTTCTTTTCAGAGTAGAAATAAATTTTTAAAGAATATAGTTCTGGTAAGTAAACGTCTGAGTTTGTAGATGTAAATACAAATTTAAAATATAATACTTTTGTTGAAGAAAATGCAGAACCTTGAGAAAAGCCTGGTATTGGTGACCCATTTACGCAAGGTGTCCAAGGGCCAGAATTTGAAGTTTCTGAAACATATACCGATACTCCACTAGAAGAAACCCAATCAATTTTTGAAGATACATAATTTTTTGTAATATTTAAAAATATATCCTCTACAAATTCTCCAGATGTAAATCCTGAATTTAAATAAATGCTATTATTATTTTTACTATAAGATAACGCTTCGTTGTCATATATTAATGTGTCCCAAGCAACCTGGACTGGATAAACATATCTTGTTTCTATATCTTGATATTTTTCTGATCCCCTAAACAATTCGCCTAGGTCTGGTACAGAAACTTGTTCATCATTATTTAATGATAGATTATTGTAGTGTAACATTATTGCTGCTTGAGATAATGAATATCTGTATACTGCTGGGCAATCAATTATAAAATATTCTCCAGCCGAGGCTGGTCCTGAAGAAAGGGTAACGCTAGTGTTTGTAAATTTAATAGATATTGATTTAGATGCTACCAAAACACCATCAATATAAAGACTCATAGAAGAAACTGAATAGACACCAACAACATAAATTACTCTATTGGGATTGGGAACTGAATAATCAATTCTTTCACTCTCTAATTTAAATACAATATTTCCTTTATCCCAATACAATCCAATACCACTTGAATCTGCAAGTATCGGTGTTAATGAGGTTAATGTTTTTGGATGTATCCATGCCTCTAATGTAAAATCATTATCGTATGTTGAATTAGTTGCAAATCCGCCAGTGCCAGTTGTTCCAGAAAAATCTTTTGAAAGGGTAAATTGTACATAGTTTACATTATCTATTTTATTCGAATGCACTCCGCCAGATACAATTGGCATTCCAGATTTTAATATCTGTCCAGCATATGTACCATTATTACCGTTGCCAGATGAATCATATGCAATAGATCCAGAAGACTCGTCCATCTTCCAAAAGGCAAGTGGTGAGTCTTTAATTAAAGACAAATAATATGACATTGTTTTATTATAGCAGGTTAGGGGTTAAACCCAATGGCCTATAGCAATATATCTTGAATTGCCATGAGCTGGTTCTGCGGTTACTTGTACATCTGATGGAGCTATAATTATGCTGCCTGCTTCTGGCTTAAAACTAGGTTTTCCAGGTATTGAAATTTCTCCACCAGAAAAAGAATCATTGATGTATAATCTAGCAGTGTATTTACCATTTGCTCCACAGTTATTTTTTACTTGGCCCTCATTATGTTTTCTAACCCAGTACTTAGGGCTCAAGTTAACTGGCTCTTCTATATTGTTAAATATTTTATATTGAGTAAAACAATAGTGAAATGTGGCTTTTAAATTATTAATTATAAAAAGGCTACGGGTATCTACAGTTTCTGTTTCATTTGAAAAATCAGAGGATATTCTTTTTTCATATCCATACTCTTCATCATGCCATTTACTAATTAGATTACTTGTATTCTTTTCACTTTCTTCAAGGAATCCGATGTACCCACCAATCTCTTGAAGACAATAGGTAAAGTAAAAAACTTTTGGTGCCAGCTCTTGAAAAACATACATTGCCATTTTAAAATCCTTTATTCTGGAACAAAGACTCCATCAACAAATGAGCCTTTATTCAACCAAAATGACGGAACCATGTATTTGAATCCGCTTTTTACTAAATGTGCTGTGTGACTATATGGAGACTCTGAAGGAAAAATTATTACACTTCCAGCTTCAGGCTTTACAGAAAAAGTTAATTTTCCTATATTTTTATCACTTTCAAAATCTTCTGAGGCTGCATTATCTGTTGAAGTAAGTACTCCATCTTTAACACTAAACGAAAGCTCGCCGCCTTCATAGTCATCATTTAAATACATTACTAAAGAATACTTTAATCTTTGATCTCCTTCTTGCTGATCAAAATGGGATCCCATAAATGTACCCGTTTCATAACGTTTAATTGCAGTGTCTGTCATTAAAATAACCTTAGCCTCTTCGTTTACTTTTTCTGCATAATCTAAACAAACGTTTTTAAATCCTTCAAAAATTTCATTAAAGATATATTTAGAATTATCTAAAATATTTTCTGAGCATTTAAGCATTACGTCATCAATAGTAAGACACTTTATTCTTTTATGATTTCCATAAACATACATTTCTCCACTGCAGGCCGACCACTCTTCCCATGGAGTAACAAACTCTTTATAGTCATCGCTTTGAGTTTCCTCAATTAATTTTATTAGATTTTGAGGGTCGGATAAAACATTCTTGTAGTAATAAACCTTGTCAAACATTTTTTCAGATATCATTTGTTCTCCTTTTAATACATTATTCATTATACCACTATCTATCATTTAAATAAGTCTTCTTTATCTGGGTATACAAATTCTAACTTAAACTCTGGGTCTAACTTAAAAAGAACATCTTCTCCAGTTGGGTCTATCCAAAACATTGGCAACATGTACTTCCATCCAGACTTTACTTCATGAGCTGTATGACTAAATGGAGATGGTGAGGGGAAAATTACAATGCTTCCAGCTTCTGGCTTAATATAAAAATCATATTGTCCCTCATTTCTTGGATCATCAATGTCTCCCCACAGGGCACTATCTGTGCCAGTCAATACTCCATTCTTAATAGAAAAAGAAAGCTCTCCGCCTTCGTAATCATCATTTGGCCAAACAACTAGCGAATAAAGTAATCGTGTATCTCCTTCTTGAGAATCATGATGTACTCCCATAAACTTTCCAGCGCGGTATCTATGAACTCCAAATTGAGGAAGTATGATAAGCTCTTTGTCTATGCCTTGCTCTTTCTTATAGTCTTCGCATACTGCTTTCATGGCATTAAACAAGGGGTCTCTTATGTTAATAAAAAGTTCCTTTGTTTCCTCGGAAACATCTTTGTCTATGTTGAAAACACTATTAAGCAGGCAAAGCTTTTTGTATCCGTAAACATATGGGTGCCCCAATGACCTGTTTTCATCTACATCCCATTGATTCCATGGTGTAATTATTGAATGTAGTTCTGGGTGATTTTCAGAATCATTTACACGATCTAGCCATTCTTTTACATTTGGTATAGCATTTCTATAATAATAAACTTGCGGGTGAAGTTCTTCTCTAATCATTCCGTTTTCTAATACTGTAGCTTTTATCATATTATTCTCCTATTATTAAAGCAACGTCTTTTTTAGCAGTTTGATCTGGGCCAGGCTTTAACCTTTCTCCCTTTTCTTTTAATGCTGCCCAAGACTCTGCGTCTTCGGCTTGTCTTTTTCTTTGTTCTGCTATATCTGATTCCCAAAAAGCTTGTTTAGCATCATCGTATTCAGCTTCTATATTGTCCCAAAAAGAACCAATTGTCCATCGCGTTCCTTTAGTAATCATTTGTACTTCATGAATATTGTCATGTCCTCCTGCAAATGCAGCAAGCATTCCAACTTTTGGCTGAAGGGCAATTTCGTGATCTCTAAAGTTTAAAACTCCACCCTCAAAATCTTCATTTAAATAAAGAAAAGCTGCCCATTTACTTCTTTCAAATGAATTATACTCTGGTGATTCTAGTGGCGTATTGTCTGAATGATATCCTGCATATGCGCCCTCTATCCACTTTTGAGCATGGTAGCTTACCAACTTAAGTTTATCTCCTCTACATATTTCTGTAGCCTCTTGAATTTTATCTTGTAGCGTTGTAAAAAAATCTGGCTCTAACCCAAATTTTTCTTTGTCGTCATCATCTGGTAAATTTGATGCAAACGAATCATAGAATGAAATTGGAGCCCATGGGAGTGTACCTTTTTCTGCAGAATGCTCCCAATATTTAATTACATTAGAACATTGTTCTTCTGTAAGGAAATTTTCAAAAAATACTATATCTTCTTTGACCCTATTTTGATTTTCTAGATTAAATGTCATTTAAGATAATCCTTTCTAGCTTTTTAATTTCATCGTAGTTTAGACTTTGATATTTGCCTTCTGTTCTTTCTTTTTTTGTTCTGGCAATTTCCATTTCTTTCCACATTTCTTTACCGTATAATTCTTCATTTTCTAACCACTCTTTTGATCCAGGATAAAATCTAACCCAGTGGTTTCTAATAAAGTACTTTGGGTTAACAGCTACTTTTTTTACTCCGTGCATATAGTATTCACCCTGATCAGAAAGAAAATCTGGATCTCCTGCTGGAAATATTAAAACATCTCCTTTTTCTGGTTTATAATAAAGAGCTTTGTTGTCAACCAAATATTCTACTCCGCCGCCCTCATAGTCATCGTTTAAATACATTGTGCAGGTAAAAGCAAACTTGTACCCTCTAAAATCATGGTACTCCCTCTGATAGTCTGTATGAACGTGCATAGCTAGGTCTTCATCTTCAATTCCTGCACCTACGTCATACTTGCATATAGATGGTCCCATAAGTTTCCACATAAAATCTTCTGTTCCAGCATCTTTATTAAAAACTTTTTTATCTTTATCGACTGGTATATTAAATTTGTTTGCATAATAAGATGTTGTTTCATGAAAAACTTCAATTATTTCATTCCATAACTTTAACTCAGTTTGTTTTCTATCTGACTCTACTACTGAATGGTCAAATTGATCTGCTTCTTTGCCAAATGTGTACCAGCCTTTCCAATGAAGGGCTGATCCTTCTGGTTCTTCTTCCGACTTTTTTATTGTTTCTACAAGTAAATCAATATCTTTCCATGGATTTTTAAAAACAAATATTTTTGGATAAATTTCTACGTATTCTAGTGTCATGGCTTTTTGTCTCCAGTGTGTTCTAGTATTTGCCAAAAGAATGGTGATGTATACCTTCCGCCTTGTATTATTGGCCTTACTCCATGAATATACCCTTTATCTCCAGGGAAAAAATATGCTGAGCCTCCAACTGGTTTAAATTCAATACCTTGTACTGGGAAAAAAAGCTCTCCGCCCTCATAGTCATCATTAAAATAAAACAAAGACGCTAGGTCGTAATGTGGAAAATCATTTGGGGTTCCCGCATCGGGTCCTTCATGTAACTCTTTATCTGCATGTGGATCTTGTCTAGTACCAACTGGCCATCTAACTATAGCTGGGCCTGTTGCCTGAACTTTAACTTTAAAAAATTTTTCTACCTCTAATCGAAGTCTAGAAATTAATCCTTCTACAACATCAACAATCTGTGGGTCTGAACAAATTTCCATCGACCTTCTTGTGCAGACTCTATCAGCCCAGGCACTGGCATCATAAATAACTGTTCCATTTTCATTTACATGAGAATCTGTTATATCCCAAGTCTTGTTTGTTCTAGCAAAATTAGTAAGTCTTTCTCTTTCTTCGTCTGTTAAAAAGTTTTTTAATTCTACAATATTTTCTGGGCCTGTGCCAAAAAATCCTGAAGGCGTAATTGATCCAAGAGATCTGTAATCGTGGGCGTCGTTGGTATTAACTTGATTTTGCATTTACTTGTACTTTCTCCTTGTCCAGAATAACTTTTTATAGACTCCGCCTTCTGGCTGTCTAAATAAATCAGAGGTATTTTTTGCCTTAGTCATAATTTCTAACTTTTTATGAAAAATTATTTCTGATTCCCAATCTTCTCTTTTAAAAGGAATAATCTGCAGGTATGGGGTCCCTTGCGGTACTATTCCAGTAAAACCCTTTTTAATAAAAAATGGAATAAGTCCAGAAGTTGTTACCTTATCGCTATCTATTATACCACCGACAGTAATCCACGGCAAATCAAAATGATTAATTGGAGGAACATAAATAGAACTATATCCATCTGGTAATTGTGGCGCCCAATTTGCATACCAATGAAAATGATTTGCTTCATACCCTGGAGGCACTGCAAAACCCATTGATACTCCACGCTCTCCAACAAAGTCCTCAAACTCCACTGGAAACTTTGCTTTAATTCTTCCATTTTTTTCATAAAATTCAATTTCACATGGAGTCACTAATGTATATCCTGTTGTAAATGTATCCAGCATTGCTGGGCATGCTTTAAAATTAAGAGCTTTACCACCATCATTTGATTGATTAGAAATAAAATCTCCATAAAAGTCTTTTATGTATATATCAGCATCTCGCCACCATTTAGGAATAACTTTTGCCATTGGCATAGGAGCAGTTTCTTCTTTATTATAAGATTTATTTGAATGAAATTTAATTTTATTCATTTTGGAATTCCACATCCCTCTGGTCCATCAAACAAAGTATTATCTACTTTTAGCCTTAGCGCTTTTACTTCATGACTTCCTATAGAATTTCTTTTATGATCTACAGCATCTCTATAAAAATCTGTCCACTTACCAGACTTATTTATATCGCTAACAATCTTACCATAATCTTCTTTTGGAAAGAAATTTTGAGGCAAATCTTGGTACCGTTTTAGGGTTGCTACAGACCCACTTAATTCAGAAAGAGATATTGGAATAATTGAAGCAACTGGGGTATTTGCAGGAATTGTAATAATTTTATCTTTTTTAGTTATTCTCCAGGCTATAGGAAAAGTTCCTTTAAAAAAGGATGTGCTAATTAATGTTGTGAATGGCCATACTCCGTCTATTGGCCAATTTGGAGTTGGCATAGCAAGCATGGATAAATTGTCTTTAGTGGTTATTACAAGATTAGTATTGAAGCTTATAGTTGCATTGGCTCTTGCGGTTGATACAAATTGTTTCCCGCTTAAAACTTGAACATGAGTATCAGTTGAATCTGAAATGCCGTCCCAAATAAAAGATATGTCTGTGGGAAAGGATATTCCCCAACCAAGCGCATTAGAAAGACTTACTGGAAAACAGTGATAGGCGTGTTTGTCAGAAGTTTCTTCCATCCATTGCCTTTTAATTCCAAGTGGCTGGATGTCGGCGGAATTAATTGGGTCAATCTTATAGACATCAAAGTCCACAATTAATACCCGTCTTTAATTGAATCTTCCGACATAAACTGTTTATAAAATTGTTCATTATGCGTTTTATCATTATAATCAGTCATTGTTACAATAGAGTATTTTAATCCTGATTTTACTGGTAATGCTGCATGAGAGAATAAAAATGTTGAAGGGAAGATATATAAATCTCCTGCAGTGGGTTTAATTGTTAAATCAAACTTATCAAATCTCAATCCGCCCTCTTCATAATCATCGTTAATATATGCAACCATTGAAACTGTTGATATATAAGACCATCCGTGATCTGCATGATAAGAGAAATGTTGACCTGGTCCATATTTAATAAAGTTCATAGCTTCCCAATACTTCATGTCAATATTGTAAAATGAACAATAATCATCTAGTGCTATTTTTTGTGCATCATAAACATCTTGCCAAACGGAGTTTATTTCACGATCAAATTTATTACCTGGGCCTTCATCAAATTTTTTCCATTTAAAATCAACGCAATCTCTATATTCTGGTTTTTTTTCTCTGTATCCTACTGTTGCATCTCTCCATGTATGAATACCTTTAGAATTTATAATTCCCGATTCAAGCCGATTTGTAATATCAAATTCTTTTTTTATTACATCTCTGTAAACCCAAATTCCTGGGGCAAGCTCTTCTTTTTCATACATCTTTTTAGCTCCATTTTCCTAACGGGCAGGTAGCGTCTTGTAATTTAGTTTTCAAGACCATAAAACATCCACATTGTTTACATTGCTTTGTTAATTTTATTAATTCTGGACAGGAAAGACAAATGTCAAATCTTTCTTTAGATACGCTTGCGTCTACATATTCTGTAGCTGGATTTAAAAGATCCCACGGTCTAGTGGTTCCTAAATTTTCTTTATACTTTTGCCAGGCGCTTTGTTTATTTTCTTTTTCGGTCATTAAACATTGTTTGGATTAGTAAAATCAACTCCATCATAGAGCCAACCTTTTTCAACTAAAAACTGTTCGGCTTTGCTTACTTCAACTATTTCTGAAGTGAGTACATCATCAATAAATTCATCAATTTCTTCTTGAGTATCAAAGAGTTCTTTGCCTTCTCCCCATTGCCCTACTACTTCGCCATCTATAATTCCTGCAAATCTTACTGCTGGTAACCCAAAGTCGGCTTCTTCTGCTAAGGTAGTGGCATCAGTTTCTATATCTTTCTTATAGAATTTATCATCTACAAATAAGTCCCCTGGCATAATGTCATAATTAGATGAGTATTTTAAAACAACTCCAGATCTATTTAAAGCTATCCACCTATCTTGCGCTGGATTAGACGAACTAATTAATTGAACATATTTGACTGTTCCATTTTTTACATATGCAAACTTTGGCATTTTTTCTCCTTTATAGAATTATACATTAACTTTTTAATTTTATCAATACCTGGGGGCGATATTTCTACCGCCCCACTGATATTAATTAACAGAACCATGTGTTTCCACCGCAGCAACAACAAGAACAATATGTATAACTTGCGCCAACAAAGTGTGGTGGGAAGAACGGTGGGAAGTGTGGTGGGAAGAACGGTGGGAAGAACGGTGGGAAGAACGGTGGGAAGAACGGTGGGAAGTGTGGTGGGAAGAACGGTGGGAAGTATGGTGGGAAGAACGGTGGGAAGAACGGTGGGAAGAATGGTGGGAAGAATGGTGGGAAGTGTGGTGGGAAGAATGGTGGGAAGTGTGGTGGAAAGAATGGTGGGAAGAACGGTGGGAAGTGTGGTGGGAAGAATGGTGGGAAGTGTGGTGGGAAGAATGGTGGGAAGAACGGTGGGAAGTGTGGTGGGAAGAATGGTGGGAAGAATGGTGGGAAGTGTGGTGGCGTAAATGTTCCTGGATCGGAGGTTGTGGTTCCTAGTGAGGACCCATTAGCATTAACTGCAAAAACTGTATATGTTTCAGCACCTGGTGATGCAGTATCAAATGGCGATGTCGCGGCTGCAGAAAGCTCTCCTCTTGTGCTAGATGTTATTCTATATGAAGTAATTGCAGAACCGCCAGTTGCATTGGCAGAAAATGTTATTCTATCAGAACCAGATGCTGGTACAGGGCTTGGACCAGCTGCAGATGTAGAAGCTGATGCCGCTGGGGCTTGTGGGATTGTAGTAGCAGTTATTGAATTAGATGTTGTTGATTGTGCTGAACCAGCAGCATTAGAGGCAACAACGGTAAAAGTATAAGCTGTTGCGCTTGCTAAGCCTGTAAACGTATAACTAGTGCTTGAACTAGTTTGAGTTGTTGTTACTGGGCTTGATGTAATTGTATAAAGTGTTGCTGGGGGTGACGCGGCTGGCAAAGACCATGTAAGGGATGCTGCGCCATTATTATATGAACGGCTAGTTCCAACATTTGTTGCGGTTAATGATGTTACTGCACTTGGTTCTAAGAAGTTATCCTGTGCTGAGGATTTTCTACCTATTTTCTTATTTGCCATTTATTTAGCCCCTGTCTTTAATTTTTTCATTATGCTGTTAAGTCGCCCGCTAGTAACCAAGTGTCTGTTGCAACCTTAGTTAATGTTGCTGATGAATATGTTGTTCTTAATTTTAATCCTGGAGTTGCGTTAATTGTAACTCCAACTGCACCAGCAAAACTTGCAACAGTTCCTGCTGATTGATAAAAATCAATTGAAGTTCCAACTGGGAATGCTGTTGTTGCATTTGTTGGCACCGTTACAACATATGTTCCTGATATTGGAATTAATTGATCTCTCAATGTAAGTCCACCTGTTGATAGGTTATATGCTGCAGAAATTGTAGTTCCAATTGTAGTTAATGATGGAACTCCAGCTTTTGTTTGTGTTCCATCTGAAAACTGCACACCATTTGCTGACATATTTGATGTTCCAGATACTGTAATATTTGCTACAGTATTTGTGCCTGTAAATGTTGGTGAAGCAAGTGGTGCTTTTAATGCAATTGCAGTTGTAAGAGTTGTAGATAGATTTGCATCATTTCCAAGAGCTGTTGCAATCTCACCAAGAGTATCAAGAGTTGCTCCTGCGGAATTTACAAGTGCTGCAACTTCTGCACGAACATAAGCAGTTGTTGCTATTTGTGTTGTGTTTGTTGCTGCAGCTGCTGTTGGAGCTACTGGAACACCAGTAAGTGTTGGTGAAGCCAGTGGAGCGTATGTTGAAGCTGCTGTTGCTGAAGATAGTTTATTTGAGAGATCAGAAGTTAATCCTGAAATCTTAGACTGAGCAATTGCGGCAGCTGCATTAATATCTGCATCTGCGATTGTTCCATCAAGAATCATTCCTGTAGTAATTGTTCCTGCTGGAAGAGTTACTGTTCCAGTAAAGGTTGGTGAGGCTAGTGGTGCTTTAAGCCCAAGAGCTGTATCAAGTCCTGAAATTTTAGATGTTGCAATTTCTGCTGATGCAGAAATATCTTCATTTATAATTGTTCCATTTGCAATTTTTCCAGAAGTAACTGCGTCTGCAGCAAGCATGCTTGAAGATACTGTTAATGCTGGCAGGGTAACTGTGCCTGTAAATGTTGGGGAAGCAAGTGGTGCTTTAAGGTCAATCTGACCCTGAATACCAGATGTTACGCCATCAAGATGGCCAATTTCAACATCTGAAACGTTAGCAACAACTGGCTGCTTGGTATTTAATTGAGTTTGAATTGCTGATGTTACGCCATCAAGATAGCCAATTTCAACATCTGAAACGTTAGCAACAACTGCTTGCTTGGCATCTAATTGTGTTTGAATTCCTGATGTTACTCCGTTTACATATCCTATTTCTAGGTTGCTTACGTTTCCAATTGAAGTTGATTCTGGAAGAGTTACTGTACCAGTAAGTGTTGGTGATGCTAGAGGCGCATAAGTAGAAGCAGCG